TTAAAAAAATTTAACAATAAAAAATTAAAATTAGTTCAATAACTAGGAGAATAATATGAGTAATACATATGAATGGGATTGCAAAACAGTAGACGTTTATCCCACATACGAAGAACACAGTGACACAGTCTACAATGTGCATTGGAGATTAAACGCTGAGAGCAGCGAGACACACGAAGTAGATGGTGTTCAAGTACCATATACAGCTAGTGTTTATGGCACACAATCATTATCACTTGATGATATTGGTTCAGACTTTATACCCTTTGCAGACTTAACCAATGCAACAGTTACTGGTTGGGTAGAAGGCATTATGGGTGAAGAGGAAGTAGCAAACTTAAAGTCTGCTTTAGACTCTAAAATAGCTGAAGAGATAACACCTACCACTGAAACAAAAACTATAGGATCTTAATATGGAAAGCTTAATACAGATAATTGTCGTAACAGGCGTAATATTGTTTATAATATATAAAAAGAAACCAGAATGGATTGAGTTGATAAAATCCAAATTTAAGAAGTAAGCATCATGGCAGATACCTATACCACTAATTTAAACCTTACCAAACCAGAAGTAGGCGCATCTACTAACACATGGGGAGGTAAAATTAACACAGACCTAGATACTGTTGATGGTATTTTTACTGCAAATGGGTCTGGTACTAGTGTTGGTCTAAATGTTGGTAGCGGTAAAACTTTAACAGTAGCAGGAACATTAACCTCTACTGGTACAGCATCTTTTACAACTATTGATGTAAATGGCGGTGCTATAGATGGATCAACAATAGGAGCAAACTCAGCTTCTACAGGTGCATTTACTACGTTATCAACAACTGGTTTAGCTACTTTAAACAGCGCAACAATAAGTGGGACATCTACATTAACCACAGTAGATATTAATGGTGGTGCTATAGACGGTACTGCTATTGGTGCTACTACAGCCTCAACTGTTGCAGCAACTACAATAACAGGAACTACTGTTACAGCTAGTGGCAATGTAAATACTACTGGTGGTGAACTACAAATAAATGGTACTAACGTACTAGAAAAGGTATATCCAGTTGGATCTATTTATATCAACGCAAGTGTAAGCACCAATCCAGCAACATTGCTTGGCTTTGGTACTTGGGTAGCTTTTGGAGCTGGTAAAGTTATAGTTGGTTTAGATTCTAGTGACACAGATTTTGACACAGCAGAAGAAACTGGCGGTGCAAAAACACATACACTTTCTATTAGTGAAATACCATCGCATACACATTCATTAAGCACTAGTGATAATCCAGGTGGTACTGGGGCAATAGAGGTTGCTGGTGGTGCGCCAACATCAACACAAACCACACAAGCCACAGGTGGCGGTGGAGCGCATAATAACTTACAGCCATACATAGTTGCTTATATGTGGAAACGTACAGTATAGGAGCTGACAATGGCCCTATACCCAATCACACCACCCGCAGGAATAATCAAGAACGGTACTGACTACGCCAACAAAGGACGTTGGGTAGATGGTGATTTAGTACGTTTTGAAAACGGTTATCTCAAACCCATTGGCGGTTGGACAAACTTTAAAGATACCGCACTTACAGGCACACCAATAGCTATGTATTCTTATAGAGCCAATAATGGTAATAAAGTATTAGTAGTGGGAACAAGAAGTAAAGTTTATGTCTTATATGATGACACTTGGACTGACATAACACCATTAGGTTTTGTAGGCGATATAGTAAATTCATCAACTGGTTACGGCACATACGATTACGGTGAAGAAGATTACGGTGACGAAAGATCAACATCAACATTAGCACTCAAAGTAGATCATTTTTCATTTGATAACTGGGGAGAGCATTTAGTCTTCTGTTGTTCTAGTGACGGTAAGATATATCAATGGAGACCAGATGCAGGATCAGGTTCACCAGATACTATAGCTACACAAATAAGTAATTCTCCAATAGGCTGTCAAGCTATTATAGTAAGTAATGAAAGGCATCTTATAGCCATAGGATCTAATAGTGATCCAAGAAAAGTATCTTGGTCAGATAGAGAAGATAACACTAACTGGACATCTACTGCTAGAAATACAGCAGGTGATCTGCAAATACCAACAGGCGGTAGAGCCTTATACGCGGTTAAATGGCAGAACGATATTATTATATTTAGTGATATCGGTATCAATAGACTTTATTATGTAGGCTCACCTTTTGTATATGGAATACAAGATGCAGGTGTAAGCTGTAAAGCAATCAGTCCAAGAGCAATAGCATCATCTGGTAACTTTATATCTTGGATAGGTGAAAACTCATTCTTTACATTTGATGGTAGGTTAAGAGAACTAAAATCAGATGTGCATGATTATATTTTTGATAACATACAAACAAACAGTTCAGCAAATACCTTTGGCACACACAACATAGACTTTAATGAAGTTTGGTGGTTCTTTCCAGTTGGCGATATAGACCAATCAACACCAAACAGATATGTTATTTGGAATTACTTAGATAATGTATGGTCAATAGGATCAATGGACAGAAGTTGTTGGGTAGACCAAGGTGTATTTGACCATCCTATATCATGTGACTCCAGTGGTTTTGTATATGAACACGATAAAAGACCATTGTTTAATTCACCAGGCATAGGAACGCAAGTACCATTTTGTGAAAGCGCACCCATAGAAATAGGCAATGGCGATAGAGTGGTACAAGTTAATCAGATTATTCCAGATGAGGAAGTAGCAACATTACCAGGTATCACAGTAGGATTTAAAGGTAAGTTCACACCACTTGGTGCAGAAACAGATTTCGGTAATTTTACTTTTGAAACAGACGGTTATACAGATGCAAGGTTTAGTGCAAGACAAGTATCTATGAAAGTAACAGGATCACTAACTCAAGATTTCCAAGTTGGTAAAATAAGAGTAGATGGCAAACCAAGAGGTAGAAGATGATATCACCAGAAAGCAAAAGCCAGTATATACAAAGAGTAACTAATTCTAAACTGACTGTATCTGGAACAACGTCTTTAGAAACAATATATACAGCACCGACTGGTACGGATTTTGATTTTGCCATTGTAGAGTCTATTTTAGTATGTGACCACGGCAACCAACAAACAAACATAGATATATCAATAACTACTGGTGCATCTAACTTTTACATTTTTAAACAACATAATATAACAGCACACGCAACTGACGAATTATTACAAAATGATTTAGTTTTAACGGCTGGACAGGTCCTAAAAATACAAGTAAGCCATGCAAACATTAATGTCATTGCAAGCCTAGTAGAATATGCAAAAGGCGATTAAAGAAAGTTGGCAAGAGGAATGGATAAGAACTAAACCTCTTATAGCAAAAGCGGTTAAACATCAAGATGCCTATACAATTGATGACATAGAAGATAAAATAAGAGAAGGAATATTCCTACTTTGGGCTAGTAAAAACTCAGCCTTCGTAACAGAGTTTGTAGTATTTCCACAGCACACCGCAATGAATTTACTTTTTTGTGGTGGTGACTATAAAGAGTTAGAGGCGATGTTGCCACACATAGAAGAGTACGCAAAGCAATGTGGAGTCAAAAGACTTTACGGTGGTGGCAGAAAAGGATGGACAAGAAAGCTTAAACATCTTGGATTTGTAACAGAACATTTAATTAGAAAAGATTTATGAGTAAAGGAAAAACAACAACTACACAAGAAGCAACGCTACCAGATTGGCAGAAACAGGCGTATCAAGACTATTTAGCTAGAGCGCAACAAGCTGCTGACATACCATTCCAAGGCTATACTGGCGATAGAATAGCGGGTTTATCTCCAGAAGAGCTACAAATGGGAGCAGGCATACAAGGATTATTTGGTAGTGCTTTTGGTGGATTTGATCCTACTGGACAACTACAACAATTAGCTGGCCAACAAGCTCCACAGTTAGGCGATGTCCAATCTTTATTAGATGTAGATATTGGTGCATATCAATCACCTTATCAACAACAAGTTATAGACTTAACAGAGCAAGACTTTGCTAGACGTAGAGATTTACAACAACAGCAAGCGCAAGATGTAGCGATGCGTGCGGGCGCGTTTGGTGGCTCAAGAGGAACTATATACGAGCAAGAAGCATTAAGACCTTTACAAGAACAAGAGGCTAGAACAGTTGCAGGTTTACGACAATCAGGATTTGAACAGGCCCAAAGAGCTGCTGAGTCTGACATAGCAAGACAACAACAGATGGCTATGCTTGCACCAGAATTAGAACTTAGAGGTAGACAACAACAAGCTGGTTTACTAAGTGGATTGCTAGGCGGACAACAACAAGCACTAGGATTACTTGGTGGTTATGGTGGTTTGTCTAGAGGCTTAGGACAAGCACAAAGAGACATTGACTTCAGCGAGTTTATGAGAGAACAGCAATACCCAGCATATCAATTAGGACTGTTTGGACAGGGTGTGCAAGGTATGCAACCCTTGGTTGGTCAGACAAGCACAACACAATCATCACCAGGATTAGGTGGAATACTTAGCGGAGCAACTGGCTTACTTGGCGCAGGGTTTAGTGGAGGATTTTTTAATCCTTTAGGTGAAAGATTCTTTACAGCAAAAACCCCTACAACAGAAGGAGTTATATAAATGGCAAATCCAAGAAGAAATAAAGGAGATATACAAGGGAAATATAAGCTTTCTGATTTATT